AGATTATATTTCGTTAGCTGGATAAGCGAAAATGCCACTAAGTAGACTAGAAAATTTCTTAAAGAATGTTGACGGAAACGTTTTATATGTTAATCCAACAGATTTGGATGCGACTGATAGTATTGAAAACCAAGGAAATTCTTTAACGAGACCTTTCAAAACAATCCAGAGAGCTTTGTTGGAAGCCTCTCGATTTTCATATCAAGTTGGACAAAATAATGATAAGTTTGATCGTACAACAATCATGCTGTATCCTGGCACGCATGAGATTGATAACAGGCCTGGATTTAACGTAGTTAATTCTGGTGGAAACGCTTCATTTAGAGATAGATTAGGTAATTCACAGACTTTAAACCAACTAACAGAAACAAGTAATTACGATCTTGAAGATCCTGCAAACGAACTTTTTAAATATAATTCAGTTGAAGGTGGTGTAATTGTTCCTCGTGGTGTATCCTTAGCTGGTTATGATGTAAGAAAGACAAAGATAAGACCTAAATTTGTACCCGATCCAGTAGATAACGCAGTAACTAGAGCAGCAATATTCAGATTAACTGGTGCATGTCATTTCTATGCGATGACATTCTTTGATGGTAATCCTCAAGGTTCTGTATATAAAAACTATACTACAAATAAATTCTCTCCGCAGTTTTCACACCATAAACTAACTTGTTTTGAATATGCTGACGGTGTAAATGGTGTTGGTATTGGTACATCATCTGTAACAACTGACCTTCAGATGTATTTCCACAAGATTCAACAGGCTTTTGGAGATAGTTCTGGTAGGGCAATCGGTGATTTCCCAGCAACTACAGATATGCAACCAGCTCTTCCTGAGTTTGAGATTGTTGGCCCTGTAAAAGCAGAAGATGTTGGTATCAGTAGTATTCGTGCTGGTACAGGTGGAACACCAGATCAGGTAATTACGGTTACTACGAGTGCAAAACATGGGCTTGTTGTCGATAGCCCAATTCGAGTAGCTGGTGTTAATACGTTCCCAGACATCTATAATGGTAACTTTGTTGTCTCAAATGTCACAAATGATACTCAGTTTAGTTTCCTTGCATCCGCAACACCAGCTGATGGTTTGCCATCACTGGATGGAGACGAAGTTGTAGTCGCTGATACAGACAACGTACAAGGTGCATCACCATACATATTCCACGTTTCGATGAGATCTGCTTATGGTATGTGTGGTCTTCATGCTGATGGATCAAAGGCATCTGGATTCAAATCCATGCTTGTATCTCAATTTACTGGTATTGGATTACAGAAAGACAATAATGCTTTCTTGATTTACAATAAAACATCTGGTCAATATGATACAAATGACACAGCCCCTAATAGTGAAAAACCATTATATTTAAATGGAAATGCGATCTATAGGCCATCTTTCAAGAATGCTCACATAAAGACATCAAACGACGGATATATTCAAGCGGTATCAATATTTGCTGTTGGTTTCTCTGAACACTTCACCACATCAGAAGGTGGTGATATGTCAATCACCAACTCTAACTCTAACTTTGGTGCAGTTGCACTTAACGCAAAAGGATTTAAACCAGCTGCATTTGCAAAGGATAATAGAGGTTATATAACTCATATTATTCCACCAGAAAATCAGTTCAAACAAGACATATCAATTGAGTGGGAAGCAATAAACGTTACGAAGACTGTCGCAGATAATAATGCTTCAAAAATATATCTAGATGGATTTACTGATTCATCAACTCCTCCTGTACATGTTATTGCTGGTTACAGAGTGGGTGCGAAGAATGATGAGTTACTACACGTAAGTGTTGCTGGTGTTGGAACAGTAACTACACCAATCAGAATGTTAAATCCTGATGGATCTGAAGGTGATATATCAATTAAAGAGTATGAAGTTGGTAGAACAGGTGTAATTAATGATATTGCATCAAGTGTTCTTACTTTGAGAACAAATCATAAATTACATGCTGGAGAAAGCATTCGTATTCTATCTGATAGTGGATTTTTACCAGATGGAATAGATTCTAATGTAATTTACTTTGCAATTACAAATGCCTCAACCAATGAATCACTTAATGCAAATCAAATTAAACTTGCAAGAAGTAAAAACGATGCATTATTAGGTGGTTCTGGAAACTTTATTACAATAAACAATAATAAAGGTGGTGTTCTTAAAGTTCAATCTAGGGTAAGTGATAAGAAGCCTGGAGACTTGGCACACCCCATTCAATATGACACAACGAGAGGTAACTGGTTTGTTAAGGCTAGTAATTCAAATACCTTGTTTACGCAAGTTACAGGGAATGCTGGAACTATTGGTGAAAGAACAGGAAAAACATTTATTAAGAGAAAAGAAGATACAAGATCATTAAACGATAAAATTTATAGACTTAGATTTGTAATACCAAAAGAATCTTTAGATGCAAGACCACCAATTCCTGGCTATACTTTACAGGAATCAAATACAGTGGGTGTTGCAGCTGCATCTGAGTTTACAAATAATATTCCTGATGTTATAGCTCAAAGAAACCTTCGTATTCTGAAGAGTATTGATAGAGATTCAAACACTGGTATTACAACTGTAGTTACTGAAAAACCACATAACTTAATTAAAGGTGATGAAGTACAACTTAGAAATGTAAAGAGTGGTGCAAATGCAAGTGGAGTTATCAATAGTGGATATAATATTGTAACTGATGTTGTTGGTATCACTAGTTCAAAAGGATTTGAATTAAAATTTGTTGATACAGATCCAGGCACATACACCGCACATGGAGCTAGAGATAATAATCTTCCTGTGGTTGCTAGATGGAAACATAAAGATACGTTTACTGTATATCGTTCAGAGACTGTAAAAGCTCATGATTTCCAAAGACAAGATGGTGTTTACCACTTGATTTGTGTTGACAGTAGTATTTCACCAACTGTAAATGAGTTTGATTCAAATAAATTTAATCAGAATATAACTGATCTTTATCCTCAGTTTGATGCTGATAACTTTACAATGGATCCAGAACACGCAGCGAGTTTTGCGATCAATGAACCTATTGGTAAAGTTGTAACTAATGATTTAAGAAATAGTATAACAAAAGAATTTACTAATACATTCATTGTAGGAAACAGAATTGGTTATGCGGTTACTTTTGCAGAGGGATCAACTAATGCTGGTATTACCACTGTATTTACTGGTAATGTTCAACATAACTTAAATACCGTTACATCTATAACCTTAGCTGCTGGTGGATCTGGATATGGATCTGCTGGTACATTGTTTAATGTACATCTCACAGGTGGTAGTGGTCATGGTGCTACTGGTAATGCGACAGTAAATGGAAGTGGTCAGGTCACTGCTGTTGAAATAGTTGATGGTGGTTCTGGATATACAAAGGGAGATACATTATCACTTAGAGCTGGTGCAAATAACGCACAAGTAACTGTATCTACTATCAATAATAACATTGGTGATGCAATTCAAATCATTGGAGTTGGATCAACAGAAGATAGATATAATTCTGGATTCAATGGTATCCATACAATCACTTCAGTTACACCTACAAGTGTAAGTTATAACAGTGGTTATACTGCAAGTGTTGGTGTTCATAGTGTCACAACAGCTGGTATCCACACTGGATTCTTTATGTTGGCTGGTAATGCACCAAACATAAATGCAATTGTTTATAGTGATAAGAGTGTAGGTATTGTAACAGTAACAACTGATGAACCTCATGGATTGAGTGTTAATAACTCATTCAAAATTGTTGGTGCTGCACAAACAATTTACAATGGAGAACATATTGTATTTGAGAAGAACAGTACAACTCAGTTCTCGTTTAAATTTGTAGATCCATTTACTCCAGCTACATACACAACAACTGGTGGAAAGGCACAAGTTCTTCCCATAATATATGGTGCAAAGGGTGGTGTTATACAGGAAGGTAGTGAGAGACTAGATCAAAGACAAATTCCATTGAGTGTAGGTATTCATACAACTCTTAATAATGCGACATTAAATGCAACTACCACCACACTGACATTAAGTAATTCCTCTGGATTCAATAAGGGTGATTATATACAGATAGATGAAGAAATTATTCGTGTATCATCTAACTTCGCTAATAACGCAGCAACTGTTCTTAGAGGTCAATTAGGATCTCGTGCTGATAGTCATGCCGCAAGTTCTGTGGCTAAGAAGATTCGTATTTTGGCGGTGGAGAAAAGGAGAGCTTCAGTTCTTCGTGCATCTGGTCACACATTTGAATATCTTGGATTTGGGCCTGGTAACTACTCAACTGCGTTCCCAGAGAAACAGAGTAAGATACTTACAAGAGAAGCTAAATTCCTTGCACAGTCAACTATTGATAATGGTGGATCTGTAGTTTACACTGGTGTGAACGATGCTGGTGACTTCCATATAGGTAACAAAGTTGTTAACTCACAGGATGGTACAGAAGCTACATTTAATATTCCAGTTCCAACTACAACAGGATCTGCATCTGCTGATTCTGATGCAACAAGTGGAAGATTAGATGTTATCTTTGATAGTGCATTTATAAGAGAGGGACTCACAGTTGATGGTAACAATAACACTACTGTAAGAGTTAATGCTCCCACAACGATTACAGAAAAACTTACTGTAACATCCACAAATGGTGCAGAGTTTCATTCAATTGATTTAACTGGTGGATTATCCCCTGCAAGAACAATCACTTATTCTGCGGATACTCCAACAGGATCTGGAACTGTAGGTGATATTGTTTATACATCTGATCCTGCAGCTGGTGGTTACTTAGGATGGGTCTTTACACCAGACAGTTGGAAGAGATTTGGTTTAGTTTCTATTGAAAGAGATTTAGATACATGGGTGATAGGTGATCAGAACAACAATGGAAGACTTGGAATAGGAACAGCACTTGCAGATCGTGCTGGTGTTAATGCAAGTTTCAGAGGTGCATTGGATGTTCGAGGACAGATTGTTGCAGATAAGTTATTGATGACAGGTATTAGTACTTTCCAAGGTACTACTATCTTTGAGGATGTAGAAATAGAAAGACTAAAAGTTACTGGTAGTAATGATATAACTGGTATCTCCACCTTTAGTAAACATGTTGATGTTAACGCTGGATTAACTGCAGATCAAATCAATGTGACTGGTATCAGTACCTTCACAGGTAATGGCACTCGAATATTGATGCAGAATACGCCTGGAAACAGTAACAATGAGACCACTGCTACTACTAACGGTGTAGGTTTACAAGTTGACCAAATAAATGTTGTTGGTGTTGCAACATTCCCATCTAATATTACATTCACTGACGTTGAATTAGATCAGATTAAAGTTGGTGCAGCTGCAACATTTAGTAATATTAATATTACTAATATTGCTCCACATGGAGGGAACTTTAAAGTAGCTGGTATATCCACATTTATAGGTAATGTTTTTGCTGATGGTAACGTAAAGTTAGGTAACGCAGCTTCCGATACTATTACTGCAACTGGTAGATTTAATACTAGTTTGATTCCAACTCCAGATAGCTCAAGAGACTTAGGTGCAACTACATTAGAGTGGAGAGATTTATTCCTTGACGGAACTGCTCATATTGACACATTAGATGTTGATGGAAATGCAGGGGTTATAGGAAATCTTACTGTGACTGGTAATTCCGTATTTAATGGAAATGTAGATTTAGGTAATACAGACAGTGATTCCATAAGTGCATTTGGTAGATTCGATACTAATTTAGTTCCTCTTTCCGATGGTACAAGAGACTTAGGTACATCTACATTAGAGTGGAGACATTTATTCCTCGATGGAACTGCACACATCGATACACTAGATGTTGATGGAAATGCTGGAGTAATTGGTGGTCTAACAGTCACAGGCCTCATAGATGCAAATGGTGGTGCTCATATTGATAATCTTAGACTTGGTATTGACGCTAATAATGATATCACTACATCTTCTGGTAATTTGACATTAGACTCTGCTGCTGGAACAGTAAGGGTTAATGATAACTTAACGGTAGATGGAACAATCACTGGTAATGGATCTGGACTAACATCTCTGAACGCATCTAATATTTCATCTGGAACTATTAATGATGCAAGATTGCCAGGCACAATTACTTCTAATATTACAGGAAATGCTGCATCTTCTGACACTGTTGATGTCGCTGATCAAACGACTACAAACGCAGATCGTTTTCTAACATTTACAAATTCTGATGGATCTGGTAGAACAATTGCAGTTGATGATAATTTAAAATACCGACCAAACACTAACACGTTGACTGCTGGAACTTTTAGTGGAAATGGTTCTGGATTAACATCATTAAACGCATCTCAAATTTCATCTGGAACTATTAATGATGCAAGATTGCCAGGCACAATTACTTCTGACATCACAGGGACTGCAACACAGGCAAATAATATTAACATTGACGAAACAAACACTAATACTAATTTCCAAGTAACATTCTCCGCACAGAATAGTGGAGGGTATGAAAGACAAAAAATTGATTCAGATAACACACATTTAACATATAATCCACATACTGCTATGTTAGCTGGATTAAATATTGATTGTAGTTCTAACTCCACCCTTAGAGGTAATGGATCTAATATAACATCATTAAATGCGTCTCAACTTTCATCAGGAACAGTTCCGATTGGTCGTCTTGGAAGTGGAACGAAGAATGGTACTACATTCCTCGCTGGAGATAATACGTTTAAGACAGTGGTTGTTGCGATCAATAATGCAACTAATCAGGGTAATAATAGAGTTATTACATCTACTGGAACTGGTGGTGTTAATGGAGAAACCAATTTAACCTTTGATAATTCAAATCTACATGTTCATGGTACAAGTAGAAATATTCTTAGTGATGGTAATATCATTGCTTTTAATACATCTGATATTACATTTAAAGATAATGTTCAACCAATCACTAATGCAGTAGAAAAAGTATTATCAATCAGTGGTAATACATTCACTTGGAATGATAAAGCTCCAGAATCATTAGTTCAAATAGTTGGTAAGGAGGACACTGGAGTGATTGCACAAGAAGTTGATGAACTTGGATTACCTGGCGTGGTTCAAACTAAAGATGATGGAACTAAAGGTGTGAGATATGAAAAACTTGTACCTCTCTTAATAGAGGCAATCAAGGAACTCAAAGCAGAAATCGACGAACTCAAGAAGTAAACTATGACAACACCATCTGGACAAATATCAGCTCAAGACATCAAAAATGAATTTGGTGAAGTTGGCGGAAAAGTGCCATTAGGTTCTTATCGTGTCAGTCAGACAAAAGGAGAATTAACTCTGGCAATAGGCGATGGAGTGCCAACTTCAGGCCAAATATCATATGCAGATATGAGAGGTAAAAGACTCAATATTGTGGTTGATTATTATAGTGGTGGAACTATAAGTAGACAAGATAATGGTGATAACCTTTTGAATGCTAAAACCAAATATAACGATAATAATGGAGTCCATGTGATTGGTGGACTCAAATCTAGACCAAGTAATACATCAGCACATCGAGTTCGTATTCATGTTAATAAAACTCTGGGTGGAAAAAGAGGAAATAAAAATTTTTGTGCATTAAGAACAGGAACTTGGGATAGTGGTACATCTTTAATTGTAGATGTTGGTGGAGAAGGAGCCATATATGGTGGTGGTGGAGATGGTGGAGAAGGTGG